CCCCCCCCGCAAGAATGTTACGAAAGGTGAATGGTTATGCAGGAATTGCATAACGCAAGAAACGGGGACAGTTCGGGTTCCCGTGGCCATCGTACCCGCTGCGCTTTCCAAACGGCTTAGGATCGTTTATCATCCAGTCATGCGGAACAAGCGGGGCTGCAACCCCGCCCGCTCCTGGCCATTGGCCGGGCCCAACGAACCATCGCCCGGCTTGGTTGCCGGCATTCTGAATGACTTCATGCCTGCAAGGGCAAAGCAAAGCAACGCGGCCAAAGCAAGAAGCATTAGCCGGTTTTCTTATGCCTCATGCCCGAATTGTTCAGGTAATTCAGTCCAAGCATAGCTGGGCCGGACCTTACTGCTACATAGAGACGAACGCTGGCAGTGGATGGAACGACGAAGTGAAGTGTTGGGGTTCCCCGTTGGTTGCTCTTAATCAGTTAATACAGTGCGATCACTTGAAGTATCAATGTACCTTCATTGAGAAAAGCCAATCGTCGGTCGCTCGACTTAATGAGCGTGTCCCTGATGACTGCCACGTCCTTAATGCTGATCACGCTACCGCGCTTCCAGGGCTAGAGCTGCCGCGCAATGCGTTTGGCTTGGTCTACGCAGATCCAAACGCTCTAAAAGATGCACCATTTGAGGCGATGCGAGCATTTTTTTCTAGGCCAGAGGCGCAACGCATAGACGCGCTCATCAACATCAATGCGCACACTGTCTATCGCGTGATTGCCGCACAAAATGCGGGCAATTTAACCAATTACTACGACTTGTCTGGCATTATGCGCCGCGTCGGCAAGCGTCATTGGTGGATTCGCCAGCCGTTCAACACTCCTGGCAACAAGTGGACATTTTTGTTTGGCTCCAACAATCCGAAACTGAACATCAAGGGCTTGGGGTCAGTAAACCTGCCGCTGTTCAGTTGCGATAGCAGGCAAGGGACTGAGATTCTTGCGTCGCTGACGGGAGGACCGCTGCCGGGAAAAACACTCAGCTCACACTTGCCCTATCGAAGTTATAGGCAGTATCTGTTGCATCCATCGTTCATTGCTGTGCGCGAGCAAGTAATGGGACGCGCTGCAGGCGTGTGTGAGCTGTGCCACCAATCACAAGCTACCGAAGTGCACCACCGGATCTATCCGGCATGGGGAACATTTGACCATCCCGACGCGTTGGTTGCAATCTGCCATGCCTGCCACTGCAAATCCCATGGAGTCAAATCATGACGAAGTTTAGCATCAGCGCAGAGCTTGAAAGTTTTCTGCCATCTACCACGGAGGACGAAAAGAAAGCGTTGCGCCACAGCCTGAAAAGTGAAGGCTGTTTGCAACCTTTGACGGTTTGGGCCGAAGAGCAAGTGCTAGTAGACGGGCACAACCGCTACCGGATCTGCGTTGACGAGGGCATTCCGTTCACCGTCCTTGAGCGCAACTTTCCCGGACTTGAGGCCGTTAAGGAATGGATGCTGCTCCAGCAGCTCTGCCGCCGCAACCTGAGCGACAACCACAGGCGCTGGTGCCTGGGGCAGCTTTATGAGCGGAGAAAGGGAGAGAAGGGTGCGCCTAAGGGGAACCAGAACGCCGGGAAACAAATGCCCCAAAATGGGGCATTTGTTTCAGTCCGCGATCAGATCGCTGCCGAAACCGGCAGCAGCAAGAACACCGTCGAACGCTCCGCCACCTTCACCCGCACCGTGGAAGCTCTGGCCAAGGTCTATGGCGCCAGCTTCCGTGATCTCTGCCTGAACACCAACAAGTTTACGGACGGCTCACTGAAAGCATTACTGGAGCTGCACGAGAAAGATGCGGACGCGGCTGCCGAGATTGCCGCCATTGCGTCAAGCGTGGGAAGGACAGAGATTGGCGAACGGATCGCCGCAAAACTTGACGAATGGGCAGCGGCACAAGTGGAGGATGAGCCCATCGCGCCGCCAGCGTCTGCGGTGGTGGTGGCTGCCCCCAAGGCGTCACCTTCCTTGTCAATGCAGCCATCTTCTGCTTCAGCGGCGCCGTATCGACCGCCTGCGGCTCCAGTTGCTCAACCTGAGCAGCCCGCCAGGAAGCCTGCGCCACCATCGCCGCCGGCCATCACCGAGGTTGAACTGGCCGATGGCAAGAAGGGATTTATTCAGTCCCGCCCTGGCTACCGCTCCACGTTCAACGAAACCAACGCGATGGTGGACTGGGCCAAATGGACCTGGAACCCCATCACCGGCTGTCACCATGGCTGTGAGTATTGCTATGCGCGAGATATTGCGCTGAGTGAGCGGATGAAATCGGTCTATCCGACAGGATTTGAGCCAACGTTTCACCCTGAGCGGCTGCAAGCCCCGGCGAACACGACAGCACGCAACATCTACGGCCAAAAAGACAAAAACGTCTTTGTCTGCTCAATGGCTGATTTGTTTGGCAAGTGGGTGCCACTGGAGTGGATTCAGCAGGTGATGGACGCAATGATTACCAACCCGCAATGGACCTACCTGTGCTTAACGAAGTTCCCGCAACGACTGAAGGAGATTAATGATCTTTACGGCGGTTTCCCTGATCACGTCTGGGTAGGAACATCAATTGACAACCAGGCTCGCGTTGGACTTGCTGAACGCTGCTTTAAGGAAATTGACGCCAAGGTGAAATGGCTTAGTTGTGAGCCCTTAATTGTTCCATTGCGTTTTGAAGATTTGACCGGCTTTGATTGGGTTGTTATTGGCGGCCAGTCTGCACAAAACGGTCTGCCATCATTTATGCCACCATTGGAATGGGTTGGCCACGTTTACGACGTTGCCAAGCGTGACGGATGCAAAGTTTTTTGCAAAACCGAAAACATGCCTCAGATGACAAGGGAGGTGGCATGGTGACCATTCGTAAATCCGACGGCCGCCATTTGATTCAGCTCACTCTTCAGCCTGACCTCTATGAAAAGATCCGTCAGCATTGCAACAACCTTGATATGCCGATCACGGTCTGGGCCCGAGGCTTGATGAGAAAGGCGATGGAGGACACTTCCTCCTAGTCCTTTGCTGCGCTTTCCAAACGGCTTAGGGATGGGCTAAAATTAAAAAGCCAGGGCGCAGCCCCCACAGCAAGGCCCTGGTATCACCACCACCAACCGCCATGACTGAATCTTCAGGGCCCCTAGCCCCACCAAACCTGGGCAGCGTGATCACCGCTGCCGACGTTGACAAGAAAGGCACCGGGTCGTACGCGGCCGACTACGTGAACTGGTGCCGCACCGCCCAGCTCCTGCGGGAGCATGCACCCGGCTGGCAGTTTCACCTTCGTCCCACCGCCGTGGGTCAGCACGTTTGGGAAGCTCCAAACGGCACCGGCTACGTGGTCGGCTATTTCGAGGGCCCTGGTGGCGTTACCACTCCGGACTTCCCCCAGGCGGTGATGGACAACCGCAATGCAGCGGTTCCCTTCCCGAAGATTGACGCCCGCGATTTGACCGATACCCACCGCCGGTGCCTCTGCACCGCTGCTGCAGCGCAGTTCGGTCTGGCATGGCAGTTGTGGGCCAAGGAGCCGGTCGAGAACCCGCACCGCGAAGAGTTGACTGCAGCTCATAGACCTGTTGCCGCTGCCAGTGCTCCAACCAAAGCCCAGCAGCAAAAGGCCGAGAAGGCCAACAACGACGCTCAAATCACCACCGCAACCGCCATTAAGCGATGCCGTGAAGTCGGCCTCACCGGTCCTGGTGTTGCGGCCATGTGCCACGAGCTGAGCAAGGGCTTCACCGCTGCCATTTCCGGCCTTGACCCTGGCATTCAACGCCGCCTGGCTACCACGGGTGTGTCCGATGCCTCGGTGGCCAAGTGGAACGCCGCCGGTGCTGCAGCAGGCAACGACGCCGCCGAGGTTGATCCACCGGCCCGCTGGGATGTTCCCGTCGCCGCTTGATCACTGGCCCGCCGGGGCCCACCCGGCAACTTGTAAACCCTCCTTACAACTTCCCCATGGCATCACTGAACGTCTGCAGCTTCACCGGTCGCGCTGGTCGTGATCCTGAAACTCGTTACTTTGAATCTGGCTCAATGGTTGCTGAGTTCAGCATTGCCATTGACGGCTGGAAGCGCGATTCAAATCCCCTTTGGCTCAATCTTAAGATCTGGGGTAAGACTGCTCAGATCGCTGCCGACTATGTGAAAAAAGGCAGCATGATTGCTGTTTCAGGTTCGCTGGAAAGTGAAACCTGGACGGACAGAGCATCAGGCGAAGAAAAGAGCAAGATCGTCCTTAGTGTTAAAGAGCTAACCCTGCTCGGCAGCAAGCGAGATGACCAAGGTGGTGGAGGCCCTGGTCCATCCGAGGATGAGCTGCCGTTCTGATGGAGGCCATCACCTTCCTGGTCGAGGGCATGGCGCCAGCTCCGCAGGGCAGCAAACGCCACCTTGGCCGGGGGGTGATGATCGAGTCGTGCGTTAACGTCAAACCATGGCGAGCGATGGTCACCTGCGCCGCTCTTGCCACCGGGCTCCCGATCATCCGGGGGCCCGTTTCTATGTCGGTGGTGTTCCTGTTCCTACGCCCGAAGGGGCATTTCACCTCGAAGGGTGTGCTGCGGGCATCAGCTCCAGAGCATCACGCTGTCAAGCCTGACGGGTCCAAGCTGCTGCGATCGACCGAGGACGCGCTTACGGGCTCACTACTGGAGGATGACGCTCGCATCGTCTCCTGCACCTGGCAGAAGCGGTACTGCGTAATGCCAGAAAAACCAGGGGCGCTGATCACCCTGATCCCGCTCCAAAAGCAAAGCCCCTGACGATCAACGCCAGAGGCTTTGCCCACCACCACAGGCAACCGCCTGTGATGCAGCAGGAACCACCCCGCCGCTTCTACATCTTACCAGTGCCAATGGCTACTAACTGTTGCGATCGCGTTGGCGTGTTGGTGTCCTGTGGGTTATGGTGTCGGAGCCGGAGCGATTCGGCCCTCGGCCCTGAGATGCGAGCAGAGGCCATCCCCCAGGAGATGCAATGCCTGGCACCCTCCGCCCTGGGACGAGTTCAGAGGCCGTGACCGTGGGGGACCGTTACACCCCCGCAAC